ATCGTGTTGACCACTTGCAATCTGGATGCTGGTTTCTTCCAACTTGTAACGCTGTGTATCACGGTCCATATTCGCGCAAATCTCGCCCTTGTTTCTAGACAACTTCAAGAATTCCTTGACACAATTGTTTTCCTCTGCACGACGGAACATAAACTCGTAATCAAAACCAAATATGTTGTAACCGATAATAATATCGGGATTCTCACGTTGAATCAAGTTTGTCCAAGCAGTCAATACTCTTTCTTCGGTTGTATATGACTCAAGTTGTGAGTTTTCAGTAGATGATAGAGGTGAACAAGTATTGAGGGCAATACAATGGTTCAAATAAGGATCTTTGTCACCGTATTTCAGGAAAGTGGAACCGATGAATGTCACTTTATCACCTTCTAGTCTAGGGAAGATTTTACACAAAGATATGTTGATCTCATTGAGCTTCGTGTCGCGGTCATATTTTTTGTCACACAAGATATCCACTACTGTGCCTTCAATTTGCTGTTTGGACTTCTTCTTTGGTTTGTATCCATAATAGGGAGTGCCTTCTGCTCCTTCTAAAGGATCAGCGTCTTGTTCCAAGTTCATCGCTTCAAACATATCTTCAATGTTCATTTGACCATCCAGATCGTCACCCTCTTTTTTCATACTTCGCACAAGAGTTGTAAGCCAAAGCTCGGTCTTATCTTTCACTTCTTTTTCACCAGATGGCGCCTTCTTCGGATACACCAAATCTACAAAATCCAAGGTCTTCTTGAAGCCGAATGCGCACATCAAAATCTCGCGCAGCTTTTCCCTACATAGGTCGGGCGTAAGATTATCCGCAAATTTTTCAAAGTGTTCTACAATATTGGTCGCCAGTTTTTTATAGGACTTGACTGGAATGGGGAAATCGCCGTGACTACTACTTGCCTCAATATCAAAACTACAGATCTTGTAGGGGACCCTTTTTTCCATTTCATTGAGAGCCATTATGCTTTTGTAATCAATTGCAAACTCATAAGTGCAACTGGTTTTCTTGTCCATTTTGAATTCTATGGTCTTCTTCTTTGGCAAAGCGATCCAGCCAGAAGGGCTAATGTTTTTAATATGAAAGAATCGGAGGAGTGGTGGAATATTCGCCTCATACAAATAAGTCTGAGTATCTCCGAAATTGAGACCATTTTCAAGGAGCTTCCTGTCCTTGCCATACCACAGATTCTTGGCTTTGTTGAAGACCTGATTGTTTTCAAAACTGAGGAACACGAATTTGTGCTCTTTGCCACCGTCAAATCCGTAGAGTTTCTTCTTCTTGATGAGTTTGCATTCGCAGATGGATGCCTCATAATATTTGCCGACTTTTTTCTTGAGGAAAGATAAGAAGGCAGATTTTGTTCCTTGAACCCAAGATTCGTCTACTTTTACATAGAAGAATGGCTTGAAATTTTCTGCCAAGATGGAGCAACTTTCGCCTTTCTCATTGATACCGAACATTTGAATGACAAACTTGGCATCGTCCTTCCTTTCTTTCCCGAAACCTTCCTCATCGGAACTGGCCTCTTGGTCTTTCTGATTATATACGTTAAAGTCAAAGATTCTAAAAGCTGATTCCATTTGGTTTGATGTACTGGTTATAATATTGAGTTATTTCTAATTCAATTTTTTCAATGTTTACAAATTTCTATAATTGAAATTGCGTTTTATAAATTATTAAATTAATATAAACATTTGTCATAAAAATATATAATAAATAATCTTATATATTTTTCTCATCTTCTTTTAAAATTTGATTTTTTTGATTTTTTCGTCTTTTTAGATTTTTTCCCAACCTTTTTAGATTTTTTAGATTTTTTCCCAAATGCAATAGGCGATAACTTATCTTTTGGCCACATAGATTTTTTTCCTGCAGTAGTTCTTCCAATACAAATAGCGATTTTTTCAAACGGAGTTTTACTTGTTAAATATTCACTAACTGAAATAGAAGTATCATACCCATTATACATTATTCTTGATTTCGGGTTGAACTGAGATGGATCATATATTATATACGCACCAGGGTCTTCTGGATCATCTGGATCATCAGGATCTTCAATCATTTCTGTTTTTATTAATAATAATGCGTGAGAATCAGCAGTAATTCCTACATCTTTTAGTTTTTTTATGGCATCAGCATTATACTTTGCAAAAATAATAGTAGCGTGGCCTGGATCCATTTTCTCCAATAGAGTTTCAATATCTTCCCGAATTGTTTTTTTTTCAAGTTTCCCATCAAAATAAGGATCTAATTTTACAATCATTGTAATGTTGCCTAATCCTTTTTTCTCTAGCCTACGTTGACATATTGTTGCATCCAAAGATTCATCATCAATAACTCCTAATGCTCTTATAGCCCATCCAACGCATGCTTGTTCTTTTCCGGTAAAATATGTGTCACCACTTTTTGTATATTTATTATGTAATAAAGTAACGCGTTTATCAATGTCGTGTAATATACCATGATCTGAAGTGCTTCCGACTTGTGCAATATAGTTATCATTACATTTGAAAAAACTATAAGACGGTGCATCTGACCTTATTATTCGTCTAAATTTTGGTTGTGGTTTTTCTAATTTTTCTGATATTTTTTTAGGTTCTGGTGGGGCTTCTTTTAACATATATTATTAATATATAATATTTGTTAGAATATATTTGAAACTAATAACCTTATACCTATCTAAAAGATTCCTTCATTGATTTTATTAAAATTTTAGTAATTTAAAATTTTGACTTACTCATTATTAAAGATGAAAATAAATTGAAATACTTTTTCATTTTCCACAACCTGTACACTTTCAACAAGCAATAACAGTTATAAACGCAATGATATCAATTGAACTCAAGGATTTACAGGTCGGACAAACTTATTACATTCACCAAGTTAAAGATGAAGACACACACGAGCCACTTTCACTCAAGTACAAGGCGGTTTGCAATGCCGACTACTCGCAGCCTGGTGGATGGTACGAATTTGGGTTTGATACATTAAAAGGTATTAATACCCAAGATATCGATGGCGGACTTGGCATTTCGATTGATGAAGACCGTTGGGGACTATACAAGTTTTACTTGTGTGAAAGCGATGCAATCTTTGAAAGGGTCACCATAAACGCTGCATTGAAAGATATTACAGGTGACACGTTCTTTCGCTTCTATTAGTTAGGTAGCTAGATAGCTAGGTAACTAGGTAACTAGGTAGCTAGATAGCTAGGTATTAAGGGGTTGGATTAACTGTAAAACCATTATATATGGTAATCCCCTTTTTTCTCTCATTTTCTTCCATATTTACAATATTGTTTTTGAGAGAAACCTTTGGGTCTCTTGCAATTAATACTCTTCTTGTATTTTTTGGACCACTTGCCACCTTTTCTACTTTTTCCACTTTTTCTAGTGCGGCGGCCACCCCTTAGTCTTCCGCCACCCATTAGTCTTCCGCCACCCCTTAGGCCAGAGCCACCCATTAGCCTTCCTACTTGTTTGTACTTCACGCTTTCAACTTTTTCTCTTCCGCTCTTTTCATCAATCCATTTTTTGAAAGATTCCACATTTCTGTTTCCTTCATATTCTTCCACCTTCTTCCCATTTCCAGAAATCACTTTAAAATTAGGGAACCCTGTTGGGGCGGGTCCAGTTAGTTCAAGCAATTCTTTGCGCATTTTAAGCACTTCTTCTTTTTGTTTTTCTTTTTCTTTGCGTTTTTCCTCATCTTTTTCATCAATATGATCTAATTGAAGTATATTTATAAGTCCACTTTCATCCAAAAGTTCCTGGTTTAACATTGCAACTGTTACACCATCTTTTTTAATAGAAGACAACTTGTTCCATTCTGGCTTGGCATCATCACAATGTCCACAACCTGTCATAAAGGTAAACAAAAACACCTTTTGTCCAGAGCGAAGATTTTCAAGAAGACCTTCAATATTTTCAATGGTTATTTTAGGGTTATCAAGTTGTTCCATATTAGCTTTATTTACTTCACCAATAATCACAAAATGGGATCCTTCAGATGATGAACTATGTGATTTATTGGAACTAGATTTGGTCATTATAAAATAAATACAGAAAATAAAACAAAGTCATAATTTAACGTGAATTTTATATTAGTCTAATATATATGACATTATTACTTATATTAATTTTAGTGACATTTTTATCAGGGCTCTATTTTTGTATGACAAATACTTCAGCTAAAGCAATAGAAGGTCTTACGAATAATAATAGTGGAAGGCCTAGATGCCCCAATATTCTTTTACAAAAGAACGCCAAGTTTTATTTATATAATTCTGATGTTGCTATGGTCCCTGGTGTGAACCCAATTGAATTTGATAATTTAGAAGATTATACTGAATTTATTGAATGGCAACGTGCCAAGGGGATTCGTTGTCCTGTATTATATTTACAGAACACTATTGATGCACAAGGCGAAGAAGTATACAAGATCCGTCCAAGTGTTAGTGAACCACAAGGTGGTCTTCCACCAACCTTTACTACTGCTCCCACTGCACCAAATCCAACACTACTCGTAGATGCCACACGCAATGATCACCCTTGGAACACAAACTCTGTTCCCGCTTATGATACTACAGATTATTATCAAGGATCTACAACCCCTCTTGATACAATGCCAAATGAAACTGAGGAAAATATGCTTTATAGTCCCAATCCAATGGACGATAATTGGGGTGGACAAAAATATACACAATCGCTAGTAGATAGCGGGTACTATGCGGGGAATGAAGTTAATATTGCTGTTGCTTAAAGCGTTAGCAACTGTTAAAGCATTAGCAACTGTTAAAGCGTTAGCAACTGTTAAAGAATTAGCAACTGTTAAAGCGTATCGACTTAAGAAAAATATGAGATGATAATACAACCTCATATTTTTAACAAAGTATTACTCTTATTGGCTGTCCAAGTAAGTCATTATTCCATTTAAAGTGCCTCTAGCATCGCTCATTGCCTTCATTGATGCAAACAGAGCCATATTTGGGTTAGGCTTACCAGGTTCAGACTCTTGATTTGGTTTGATTTGTAATGCTGTTTGCAACATATTTAATTTCATAAAATCGTCTAAACTCAATAAAATATTCTCATATTCTGTTCTGTATTTAGATATTAATAACTTGTCTTGTAAACCAGCAATTCGCGCCTTCAAAAGTTTATTGAATTCTGCTGCTTTTGCGGCTTCGCCATTAGTAGAAGCACCACCTTCTGTAGAAGTTGATTCATCCCCCATATTCGCAGCACCTTCTAATACTTTCGCTTGGAGTTTAAATAACTTGGCTCCATAAAACACTAAAACTCCTGTAATCACACAAATCCCAATAAATTTTAATATATCTTCATTTATGTTATGAGCCATTTACTATATATTATTTATGATACAAAAATTTCATAATATTTTCTAATATTGTTTTGCTAATTTTGCGTGTTTGACCCTTCTCATTTGTATAAGATAAATCTTTCAAAATTCCTGGATCCAACTTCAACTGGATAATCAGGTTGTCAATTGTACCGAATTTTTTCATTATTACTAGCGCACTAGTGGAACTAATTCCTGGGATTTGACAAAGCATAATCTCGCCAATATTTTCAGGAGTAATATTGTCTTTTTTTACTTTTTTCACTACAGTGCAATAATCTTTTAGTCCAAGTTCTTTTTCTTCTCCTTCTTCGCCTTCGTCTTCGCCTTCAACACTAGTACTAGTATTAGGATTTTCTGTTTTCTTATTAACATAATAACCTACCTTGTTATCTTTTTCAGACTTCTGAATTTTGTATGCCATATTACAGATCATAATACTGGTTTCATCCAGATTGAAAGACCTTAAAACCGAAAACCCTTTGAAATAGTTGAGAGAAACAATGCTGGAATAAAGAGTTGATTTATCTATTTTGTTCTTGAATAAATTAGATTGGTATTGGTTCATCTTATGAATGTCGCCTTCAATCAAATAAATGATATTATGATTATGAACAGGGGAACCATTCAACCGATATGATTGTTCTTCGTAACGACCATCCTTAATACTCGATGCCAAATCTGTAAGGCTTTTTCTCTCAACAATAACTTTTTCTTCAAAAATTTGTGTACCGTTTTCTTTGGTTTTATTATTTCCAATAATAACATCTCCTAGAGGTAATGCTTCCACTATTAACTCAAGATCTTTATAATTCGGAATAATTTCAATATAATGTTTGCATAACTTGATAAGCTCTTGTTCCCTATTGTCTATCTTAATAATCATAATAATTTAATAACAAAGAAGTTATTAAATTATTTTATAGTTATATATTTATTTTTGTTGCCTTTTTACATTTGTTTTTTTGGTTTTTTGGTTTTTGACTTTGGTTTTTGGTTTGTAACCTTTTACATAAGACCTCCACGTCTGTAAACCTGGTATCTTGTACCTTGTGTAGGACTGCGAGTTGTTAGAAGTAAGAATGCTGCTAAAGGAGGGGTAGACTGAGGGGCTCTAACTAAATAGTTACCCATATTTCCACGGCTCCAAGTGGTACCGAAGGTGACAATGCCAGCCTTCTTAACACCACCGCAAGAACCTCCAGATAAGCATCCACGATTAGCAAGAGAATCAGCATTTCTAGCCGCTTTGGCTCCAGACATATAGTTCATTCCTGTCATTTATATATACCCTTAATATTATTTTCTTTTAAAAGACAATAAAAGAGTAGGAGAGAATATAGATAATAATTAAAAGATATAAAAACATATTGACAATATAAATAAAATGGAGCAACCAGACAAGGAATTATTACACGACGATGATATTTTACGATCAGAAGATGGATTAGTTTTCAATCCATATAATTCCTTAAATGTGGAGATTACATTGAATGATGTTCAATCTATTCTCACTAAATACGGCGTCCCTGGGATTGTAAATAACTTGGACTTGTATAAACGTGCATTTGTTCACCGTTCTTATATTAAACGCCCCTTTTCAGAAAATGCGATGCAAAATATTACTATTGTTGATAGACCCGAGGATTGTTTACCACTAAAAACTAAATCTAATGAACGGCTAGAGTTTTTAGGGGATGGTGTATTAGAACTAGTTACTAAATATTATTTGTACCGCAGATTTCCTAAAGAAAATGAGGGTTTTATGACAGAAAAGAAGATTGCGATTGTTAAAAACGAGGCTATCGGCAAAATCGCGCTTGAAATGCGTCTTAATAAATGGTTGATCTTATCAAAACACGCAGAGGAGAAAAAAATACGTAACAATTTGAAGAAGTTGGGTTGTCTTTTTGAGTCATTTTTAGGAGCGCTTTTCCTTGATTTCAATAAGGTCAAAGTGAAAGACGAGGAAGAGTGGTTTACAAATGTCTTTGTGACTGGTCCAGGATTCCAAATGGCGCAGAAATTTGTGGAGGCGATCTTTGAGAAACACATTGACTGGATTGCACTTATTCAAAATGATGACAACTATAAGAACATACTACAAGTAAAAATTCAGAAGGAGTTCAAAGTAACTCCACATTATTTAGAGATGGAACATGATGTTGAAAATGGATATAAAATGGGAGTTTATTTGTGTGTTGGACAGCCAATTTATAATGTGCATTATAGTGATGCTATTCATATTCAGCAGTTGAAAAATTTTGCAGCAGTCAATGAACATATTAATGCAAATGGTGGTAAAATATTTTTGTTTTTGGGACAAGGTCAACATAAAATCAAGCGAAAGGCTGAACAGATGGCTTGTAATGAAGCATTGGGTAATATTGGTATTTAAAGAATATCAAAATTGGAAACAAGTGAATTAATCAGAGTAATATTTATTTGAAGACAAATACTACAAATAAATATATTGAAATACTATAAGGAATGAGTAACAAACCTTTAGAATCTTTATTATCAAAGATGCGTCCTAAACCAGATATTTCGGAACAAATGATAAAGGAGGTAAGGGTAATAAATGTGCCTGTTGCAGAAAAAACGAAAGAAGAAGTTGCCATCCAAAATGTGGAAATCGCTGATTCACGTGAGAAAAACGCGGATTTTGACATTGCTGAATTGAATCAGCGCCTTTTACAAAATAAATTGACCAAGGTAAGAGAGGCAACAAAAGGTCCTATTGCTGTTGCCGAAGCCGAAGAGACAATTATAATAAAACCAAAATCTAAAAAACTTAAATCCAAACCAATCCTTAAATTGGTGGAAGAATTGGAAGGTGAAGAAGCGCCAGCTATTGAGGCAGTTGACTTGGACCAACCCCAACTTGAAGAAGCCGAAGCCGAAGCCGAAGAGCCAAGTAAGAAAAAACGTATCACTCCAAAACCCAAGAAAGGAGTGGCTGAATTGAGTCCTGAAGAATGGGTGGATATTGATGGACAATCTGTTATAGAACGATTACCTGCAAAGAGTCCACAAGTGAATTATAAGGTCAGCAGTTACTATATGAATAATCGCGAAGTCTTCATCAGTTTTATTAATTCTTTGATGGAGCCTTATCGTGATCAAATATTGGATGAAAGTAATCCAGTGACTTGTGAAACCATCGGCAATTCAAGTGAAGATGTTTCTTTATTAACTCATCAAAAAATTGTGCGTGACTACTTGAACTTGTATACACCTTATCGTGGTCTCCTTTTATACCATGGCCTGGGGTCGGGTAAGTGTCACAAAAAAGGCACACCTATTATGTTGGCAGATGGTTCAATAGAGTTAGTTGAAAATTTGAAAGTCGGCGATTTTTTGATGGGAGACAATTCAACTCCAAGACAGATAATTTCTTTAGCAAGAGGTCGCGATAAGATGTATGACATTATTCCTATTAAAGGAGAGAAATATACTGTCAACCAAGAACATATTTTGTGTTTAAAAGCATCTGGATTTCCAAAAATTTGTCGTAATAATCATAAAGCAAATACACATTATAATATTCAATGGATTGAAAATAATGAATTTAAATCAAAGACATTTAGCTTTCACCCAGAAAAAAATGACGAACCTGAAGTAAAAGAAAATGCATACAAGTTTTATAATGAAATTTTTTTGAATAAAGAAACAAATGATAATATTTATGAAATTTCAGTGAAAGATTATTTAAAAATATCTAATAAGAAAAAGGCTTTTTTAAAAGGATACAGAGTGCCTATTGATTTTCCTGAAAAAGAATTGCCAATGGATCCTTATTTAATTGGTTATTGGTTAGGCGATGGTTCTTCTTATGGTCCACAAATAACTAGTCAAGATTCAAGCGTTTTAAAATTCTTTTCAAATAAATTGAAAGAATACAATTTGAGTATGCGTTTTGGAAATAAATATGCTTACAATATTTTTGGTAATGGAAGGTATGGAAGCAACCCATTTTTAACCACATTAAAGAATCTGAATTTAATCAAGAATAAACATATTCCAATGATTTATAAATGCAACTCAAGAGAGAACCGTCTCAAACTGCTCGCAGGTTTAATAGATAGTGATGGACATCTGGATAGAAATAATGGTTTTGAATTCTCTCAGAAAAATGAAGAGTTGATGGATGATGTCATTTATTTGGCACGAAGCTTAGGTTTTTCTTGTTATAAATCAGAAAAGAAAACATCTTGGACTTATAAAGGCATAAAGAATTATGGAACAGCATTTAGATGTCATATCAATGGTACAGGAATTGAAGAAATCCCAACTTTAATACCGAGAAAAAGAGCTGAATCTAGGAAGCAAATAAAAGATGCATTAGTTACTGGAATTAAAGTAGAATATGTAAATGAAGATGAATATTATGGATTTAACTTGGACGGAAATCATAGATATGTAATGGGGGACTTCACTGTATCACATAATAGTCTTTCATCTATTGCAATTGCTGAGGGAATGAAGAGTGCTAAAAAGGTAATAATTATGTTACCGGCATCTCTTCGCCGAAATTACATAGAAGAGTTGAAAAAAGGCGGCGATCCTCTTTACAGGAAAAATCAATATTGGGAATGGATCTCCATTGTTACAAACCCTGAAGCATTGGAAACCTTGTCAAGCGTACTCAATTTATCAGTGGAATTTATTAAAAAGAAGAAGGGAGCGTGGCTTGTGAATGCCAAAGAGACCGAAGCCAATTATGAAGGTCTCTCTAGTGAACAAAAGAGAAGTTTGAATGAACAACTTGAAGAGATGATTTTTGCTAAATACCAGTTCATCAATTATAATGGGTTACGTCGTGATAAATTTGCAACAATGTCCAATAATTTTGAATCCAATATTTTTGATGATAAAGTGGTAGTCATTGATGAGGCACACAACTTTGTAAGTCGCATTGTGAATAAATTGTCAAAAGAAAAAGAAATTCCAAGTGACAGAACTGGAAGGAAAGAGAGAGTCAGTATATTTCTCTCTTTGATTATGTATGAAATGCTTCTAAGAGCAAATAACGCCAAGATTGTTTTACTTTCAGGTACACCTGTTATTAACTATCCAAACGAGCTCGGAATTATGTTCAATATATTGAGAGGTTATATCAAGACCTGGGAGATTCCATTAAATATCAAAACAAGCCAAAAAATCAACCAAGCCGAAATAGAGCGCATATTTGAAAGTGAAAAACTCCACGATTATATTGAATACAGTGCATCCAACAAAAAGTTGATGATAACCCGTAACCCATTTGGTTTTGAAAACAAGGTGAAAGAAGATGGTAGTTATCATGGAGTTACAAGCGATCAGAAAAAACGAAAAGATTCAAAAACAGGTAAAACTGTTTTCTATGAACGTGGTCAAGAATCCGATGCCGATTTTGAGAGAAAAGTGATCCACATTTTAAGAGACGCAGGGATTGAAGTGATCTTAGGAGAAATGCAAGTACATATGTTCAAGGCACTACCAGATAAGTTGGATGAATTCTTGACATTATTTGTAGATTCTGAAAAAGGTGGCATCAAAAACAGCGATCTATTCAAACGCCGTATTTTGGGTCTCACTTCTTATTTCAAATCGGCGCAAGAAGAGCTTTTACCTAGATATGAAAAACTCGCGGACTTCAAGGTAATTAAGGTTCCTATGAGTGATTATCAGTTTGTTGTTTATGAGTTGGCACGAGAAGCAGAGAGAGAGCAAGAAGAATCGCACAAGAGGAGAGTAAAAAAGGTAGATGAAAATGGAGTCTATAAAGAACCTGTATCTACTTATCGTATTTTCTCTCGTCTTTATTGTAACTTTGTGATGCCAAGACCTCCAGGTCGTCCTATTCCATTGAAGCATGGACAAGAATCCGAACCATTTGTTTGCCCTGGTGAATCTGCGGTTGAAGTAGGTCCAGAACTTCCAGTAGATGAACTTTATCAACAAGAACAAAGCAAACTTGGTGAACAGCGTTTTAAAGCGCTTGTTGAATCTTTTGAAAAAATTTTTGGAAAACCCCCTAAAAGCAAGGAAAGTCGCGATTTGACAGAAGAAGAAGATTTAGAAGAAGACGGTGATGAAGTGTTAAATAAGATCGGTGACGTAGACTACCCAGCTCGTATAGAAGCGGCATTTGACTGCCTCAAGAAAAATTCGGCCAAATACTTGAGTAAATCGGCATTGGAAAAATACAGTCCAAAGTATTTGCATATTTTGGAGAACATTGAAGACCCTGATCACTTAGGTAACCATTTGGTTTACAGTCAATTCAGAACCTTGGAAGGTATTGGTATTTTCACTCTTGTGTTAAATTATAATGGATTTACAAGATTCAAAATCAGGAAAGATGCGAACGGTGATTGGGAACTAGATATTAGCCCAGAGAATCGCGGTAAACCTACTTATGCTCTTTACACAGGTACTGAATCGGCCGAAGAAAAGGAGATGATTCGTAATATTTATAATGGAGATTGGCCAGAAGGTAGCAAAGTTACTCAAGAGCTAAAACAGATTGCCAATAATAATAATATGGGCGAGATCATTAAAGTATTTATGATCACTGCATCTGGATCGGAAGGTATCAATCTTCGTAATACACGTTATGTGCATATTATGGAGCCTTATTGGAATCCTGCACGTATTGATCAAGTTGTTGGACGTGCACGTCGTATTTGCAGTCACAAAGCTCTTCCTCAGGCACTCCAAACAGTGGAAGTGTTCTTGTATTTGATGACCTTTTCTGCTCAACAAATGGCAAGTGACGGTGCAATAGAATTGAAACTCAAAGATAAGAGTAAGAAGAAGTATCAAATTGCTCCTGGTAGTTCTAAAATGGCAGAGATTCCATTTACAAGTGATGAAGCACTTTATGAAATCTCCAATATCAAAGAAGAAGTGTCCGAGAAACTGATGACTGCAATCAAGGAATCATCTATTGATTGTGCGATTTACTCACGTGCTGGAGCCAAGGAGCAGTTGCATTGCTTGGCATTCCCTGATGCGAAAACAGGAGACTTTTCTTATGTACCTTCTATTAAAAAGGAGGAGAAGGATAGCACTCAGGTTATGAATAAGCAATTGATTGAATGGACCGGAATAGAAGTAGATATTAAAAAGAAGACATATATTGCACGAAAAATGAGAGAAAACTTTTACTATATTTATGATTATGATAGTTATCAACGTGCTCGTGCTGATCCAGGAGTTGAACCTACACAATTAGGCACTCTTGAAATTAAAGGCGACAAGCAAGTTTTCAAAAAAATATAAGGTCAAATATATATATATAAAAAATTTATAAAATCAATTATTAGATTTATTGTTTGTAACAATAAATATAATTACTCAGCATTCTTAACATTTTTCGTGAATATGAAGAGAAACACAATCATAAATGTTTTTACTAGTTTTTGAAACCTTAAATATTCGTCTATTTCTTGCAATGTCAATTTTTTATGAGTAATATCTTTTTTTTGTTTTCTCAGAATATTCAGTTCTTTTTTTACGCCGTTTTTATAAAGATAACTCACGAATCCAATAATCGTCAATGATACAGCTTCCGACAAAGAAGCTTCGCTAAGATAATGACTATAGTCTATATTTTGCATTTGATATGCAAAATTTTCTACTTTGACAAAATCGTGATATAGTACCTTGACGATCCCGTTTTTAATGGCAAGAGGTTTTTTACATTCTTTGGTATATTTCTCGGAATCAGTCTTGGATTTGGCTTTGGATTTGGCCTTGGGTTTGGCTTTTGTTTTGATTAAATATCTCTTTTGTGGAACGACAACTGTGTAAGGGTTCATAGATTTATCTCCTGCAAATTCCCACTCCACTTCTCCACAAGACCAGTCCTCATAATAATAATATACTTCTTCTTGAGATTTAACCATTTTTATATTTTGGTCATTCTCACGCTTGAATATTTTTTGAATATTACTATTAATGTTAAACCCTTGACAACTCTGATAACAAATCTGAAGAAATAATAAAGAAAGCGCGAACCAATTGAATTGCATTTGTGTAACTGTATTATATTATATTATTCTTTTATATCTCTAAAACTTATTCAATTTTTTTATTTATTCCCTCTGAGAGGTTTTCTATAACTCTCATCATGTTATCAAATTTTTGATTTATTAACAAAACGTCATCTTGTAATTTCTTTATAATATCACTTTCTTGTGAAATTTGTTTGTCTTGATTTTCTGATGGTTGTATAGTTGGTTGATTCGGTTTCATCTTCAATTTGGAAAAAATATTAGGTAATTGATTAGATGCGTTTTTAGTCTCTTGATTTTGGTCTTGGTGTTGAATCTCTTGAATATCAAATGTCAAGTTTTCACCCCACGTAACGCGTTTATCTAAAAATTTATTTTCTTCTATTGGAGTAACAGATTTAGTAGTAGTTTGTGCTGCTCTAATTGGCAATTTTTCAGACTTGACAGATGTTTCTTGAGGATGTAACCATTTTTCAGCTTCTTGTGGATTCAGATTTTGATTATGTATTTGGTCTATTTCATAATTTCGTTGTGCTAAAGTTCGGGCAATTAATTCTTCCATTTCACTTATAGGTTTATCTATAGTTCCAACTTTGAAATTGGGTACTTCTGGTATAGGATTCACCATTGATTTTTCAAAATCAATTTGTTTGAGCTTGAGTTCTTTTTCAAAACTAGATCTTTTACTATTTTGAATTTCTTCAAATGTGATTAATTCAGGCTCAGATTGTTTTTGATTGGTTTTTGTTGTTTGCTGGTTTATTGGCTCTTGATACTCTAATGATCCCAGATAATTTGTTATAAAAATTTTATTTAAAGTGAGACAATCTGTTTTATCATTTTTCTGTACTACCATAATTTCAATAAATTTACCCACTTTAAATAAAAAATCTAATTTAATATTGTCTACGCTTTCTTGCTTTCCACTATTTACATCAAGAATTATTTCCCATAATAAACCAATGTTTTCTTCGCTTTTAAATTCATTAATTGTCATAAATTATATAACTTTTATTTTTTATATAATTTATTCTTCATAATATGTATTTTGTGCATTTTAATTTATAAATCTTCATTAAAATATATTTTACGGAATTGTTGCATATATTTATCATTTAATATATGGGTTTTCAAATATTCACCTGTAATTTTATCCTCTAACATATGTACAATAAAATATATGCTATAAATTCCACATTCTGTGTTACCGTATTGATGTTCTACTGGATAATTCTTATCAAATTTGAAATTTAGCGGCGGGTTCATTTTTGCACCTTCATCAACTATGCGGTCTACTAAGGTTTGCACCTCGGGTTTTATGTCATCTCCAGCACTATCAAAATAAAAGATTTGTCCTTTCTTGATATTAATAAACATACTTATCCAATGCTCACCGCCTTTATTATGTGGATCTGTATTAAAGATGATTCCGATTTTTGTTTTCCCGTTTTTAATTTGATCTTCAACGCTGAAATTACATAGTTCATCCCAAACACATTCTCCATACATTTTTTTAACATCAAAATCAATGGGGGAAGGTCCAATAAATTCAAAACATTTATATGTTTTTTCGTATTGTTTCATCACGTCTAATATTTCCATACTAGAAAGCCAAGCATTTGGTTTTTTCTTCCACTCTTTTGGAGATTCTGGTGCGAAAGAATCCTTGAGTTCTTTGTTTAATTTACCATCCACAAATTTCTGTTTTAACCAACACGACTCTTTATTACATACTCCTTGCATTTTTTGTTTCAAGGATATCCAGATCTCCCTTGTATCATTTGTTGTTATTAGTACATCAGGATGCCTGGCATTCCAAAGATCTCTTAATTTATATAATGTTTCGTCTTCATAACAAGAAAAGTCCTTGGTTTTTTCTTTTGTTTTAGGGCTACACTGAAGTTTAATCATTTCACCTTTTTTTTGAAGGCGTTTGAACTCAATGTTTGCATCTATAGATGGAACAAGAATTTGTTTTCTGGTTTTTTTATGGAATTTTGAACGTTGACTTTTCTTATTTTTTTTTTTTTTTTTATTCCTTTTTTTTTTTTTTTTTTTT